AATCAAAGGCCTAGAGTCTTTGCTTCAGGATCTTAAAGACCTGCAAGAAAAACAGGAGCTACTAAATGACAAAGAACTTCGAGACTTCGAAGGAAGTACCTAAGAAAACAGAAGCATTATTAGATGCTTACAAATCAAAAGATGAAATCAACAGTACCCAGCTAGATGTTAAAGCTATTGAAGGTAATAAAAACCTTTTAGATAGACTACCTACACCAACTGGCTACAGACTTTTAGTTTTACCATACGCTGGTCCTAAAAAAACTAAAGGTGGGCTTTATCTTGCTGACACAACTCAAGAAACAATACAGATGACTACCGTATGTGCATATGTATTGAAGATGGGGGATCTTTGCTACAAAGACAAAGAAAAATTTCCAGAAGGCCCTTGGTGTAAAAAGGGTGATTGGATTATTTTTGGACGTTATGCTGGATCTAGATTCAAAATAGAAGGCGGAGAAGTTCGTATCTTAAATGATGACGAAATAATCGCTAAGATTAATAATCCGGAGGATATTTTGCACGCATACTAACACATACGCAATTAAACAGGAGCTACAATGGAAAACACCGAAGAAGTAAAAAACCCAGAAGTTGAATTAGATACTGATGGAGTAAAAGATCAAACACTTGAAGTCGAAGAACAAAAAGTTGAGACTTCAGAACCTGAATTACCTAAACAAGAAGTAGACTTAGGATATACTGAACCTAAGCCTGAAGGAATTGAAGGTATCACAGTTGAAACAGTAAAAGAAGAACCTAAAAAAGAAATTAAAGAAGATAGTCTTTCGGATGTTTCTGAAAAAGTTAAAAGAAGAATAGATAAGTTAACTTTTAAAATTCGAGAATCTGAAAGAAGAGAAAAAGCTGCTTTAGATTATGCAAAAGGTTTAAAAAATCAACTTGATGATACTAAAAATCGTTTCTCAAAAACTAGTAAGAGTTATATAGAACAATTTTCTGCTAGAGTTGTTGCTGAACAAGAAGATGCTAAAAAAGCGTTAAGAGATGCTATTGCAGATCAAGATGCAGATAAAATAGCTGAGGCAAATTCTAGAATAGCTCAATTAGCCGTAGAAGCGGAAAAAGTTAAGATGACTCAAGCTGAAGAAGAAGCTAAAGAAGAAAAAGCTAAAGCTGAAGCTAAAATAGAACAACCAATACAACAAGCACCTCAAACAAACGTTGCGCAACCTTCTGGTAAAGCTAAAGAATGGGCTGAAAAAAATGAATGGTTCGGTAGCGATAAAATTATGACAAGTGCTGCATTCCAAGCTCACAATGACCTTGTTGAGCAGGGGTTTGACGCAGAGAGTGATGAGTATTATAATGAAATTGATAAAGTTATGAAGGAAAATTTTCCTCATAAATTTAGTCAACCACAGGAGCAAAAGAAACCCGTCCAAACTGTTGCCTCTGCACAAAGAAATCAAACCGGACGCCGATCAGTGAAACTCACCAAGTCACAAATAGTTATCGCTAAAAAACTAGGGGTGCCACTAGAGGAATACGCAAAATACGTGAAGGAGAATGCAAATGGATAATATCAAAAGAACCTCACGCCAGTCAGAGACTAGGCAAGAAACACAAAAACCTAGCGCTTGGGCTCCACCATCGAGTTTAGACGCACCACCCGCTCCACAGGGCTTTGCCCATCGTTGGATACGAACGAGCGTGGCTGGATTTGAGGATACAGCTAATGTAACCAAAAAATTCAGAGAAGGTTGGGAATTTGTAAGAGCAGAAGAGATTAAAAACTCAGCTGACGTAGGCAAATACCCGATCATCAATCAGGGGCAGTATCAAGGGTGTATTGGAATCGGTGGCCTTGTGTTGGCAAGGATACCTGAAGAGACATTAAAAAGCCGTGCAGAGTATTTCGATAGAATTACTCAAGACCAAATGGATGCGGTTGACAATGATCTAATGAAGGAACAACGACCTGAAATGCCAATCAATATTGATAGGCAATCAAGAGTTACCTTTGGTGGTAGTCGTAAAAAATAGTTTTTTTGCATTACCTACGGAGTTAGCTTGGAGTTAAACTAAACATAAAACGGAGAAAACAACTATGGCAAATCAACTAGAAAAGTTCGGTCTAAGACCGCACAGAAAACTAGACGGTACACCATTAGTAGGTGCTCAAAACAGATACACTATCAAAGCCAATTATGGAACTGCGATTTTCCAAGGTGATTTGGTTATTCCAACATCAACTGGAAATATTGAAAGACATACTGGTAATACTAGTGACGCTGTTGTGGGTGTTTTTAACGGAGTTTTTTACAACGATCCAACTACTCAAAAGCCAACGTACAAAAATTACTACCCTGGTTCAATCACACCAACTCAAGGCGATATCACAGCCTTTGTTGTTGATGATCCAGATGCAGTATTTTTAATGGACGCAGACGAGGCTTTTACTAGAGCGGACTTGTTCAAAAACTACTCTGTTACTACTGCAGGTGGAGTAACACAAACAGGAATATCAAGCGTGCAATTAGATGTAAGTGCCTCAGGTACTGCAGCTACTTTCGCGGTTCAAGCAATTGATATTACACAGGATCCGGATAATTCGGATACTACTGTATCAAATGCTAACGTTCTTGTTAGAATCAACAATCACTTCTATAGAAGTGGTACAGGCATATAGGATAAAGGAGAATAACTATGGCAATATCACGATCACAGCTAGTTAAAGAACTAGAGCCAGGTTTGAATGCTTTATTCGGCCTGGAATATAGTAGATACGAAAATCAGCATGCTGAAATTTTCGCTACTGAAACATCTGACAGAGCTTTTGAAGAAGAAGTAATGTTAAGCGGTTTCGCTTCTGCACCAACTAAACAAGAAGGTGCTGGAGTAGTGTTCGATCAAGCGGGTGAAACTTTCACAGCTAGATACAACCACGAAACTATCGCTTTAGCATTTGCTATTACTGAAGAAGCGATCGAAGACAACCTATACGATAGACTTGCGGGCAGATACACAAGAGCTCTTGCAAGATCTATGGCAAACACGAAGCAAGTTAAAGCTGCGAACATTCTAAACAATGCGCAAGTTACAACTGCTGTTGGTGGAGATGGTGAATCCCTAATCGGAAACGCTCACCCACTTGCAACAGGCGGAACTTTCTCAAACGTTTTAGCAACTGCTGCAGACCTTAACGAAACTTCACTCGAGCAGTCATTAATTGACATTGCTGGATTTGTCGATGAAAGAGGCTTAAAAATTGCTTCTTCTGGTAGAAAAATGATAATTCCAAAAGAATTACAATTTACTGCTGAGAGAATCATGAAGTCGCCAATGAGAGTTGGAACTGCCGACAATGACATCAATGCAATTAATAACATGGGAATGGTTCCTGAAGGTTACAGAGTTAATAACTTTTTAACTGACACAGACTCATTCTTCTTGTTAACTGATGTGCCTAACGGATTAAAATACTTCGTTAGATCACCTATCAAAACTGCAATGGAAGGTGACTTCGATACAGGTAATATGAGATTTAAAGCTAGAGAAAGATACAGCTTTGGTTGGTCAGACCCAAGATGTATATTTGGTAACGGAAACTTACCGACTAGCTAATAGTCAATATATTTAACCCTTAGGGTTACTTAAAAGGGGCGGTGTTCACATCGCCCCTTTTTTTATGTATAATAAAAAGACCTAGATAAATAATTATTATGTAGACTGACTAGGCAGACGGTATAGAGACTACATAACGAACGCTATACAAAGGAGAAAATTATGGCATCAACTACTTTTTCGGGACCAGTACGTTCTGAAGGTGGCTTTCAAATGGCTACAAAAAACGCAACTACAGGTGCGATCACAACTAGAATGAGTTCAGGTATGCCTGATCTTACAGGTTTAGTTTTAGCTGATACAGCAACAGCAGCAAACATAACTATCGCTGATGGAATTATTGCAACTGTAAATTATACAGGTGCAGCAGCATGTGCTGTAGCATTACCAGCAGCAACAAAAGGTGCGATTGCAGTTTACGTTCAAGCTAAAGACACTGCAGGTGGAGTTTTAACTTTAACTTTCAATGCAGCTGGATCTGATGTTTTTGCTACAGGTTCTTTAATTGAATCAAGAGCAGCAAATGAAGTAACTTTTGATACTTCAGCAGCAGGTGAAACACAATTAGTTTACACACCAGCTGACGCGGCAACTAATCTTTTTACTACTGGAAGCAAAATTGCTTTTATGTGTTATGAAGATGGTACTTGGCACATTGCAACTGAATTCACTGGTGCAGCAGCAGCTGTCACTGGTGCGTTTGCATTTGCAGCTTAATAATTAAATAGTGGCTCCTTCGGGAGCCACAACTAAAGGAGAAAATTATGTCAGGCGGAGGAAGTTTTAGTTCAGACCAAAAAGTACTTAACATGACTACAGTTGGTGCAGATACATTAGCAAAAACTGGAAGAATGAGAATTACTTCTATTCAAGGTGAGGGTATTGCAAGTTCAACAATTATTTTTTACGATTCAGCTGATGCATCATCACCTGGAACTGCAGTTGCTACATACAATTTCAATACAGAAGGTTTAGAAGTTTATGTACCAGGTTCCGGTATTCTTTTTAAAGAAGGACTTGTTTATAATCTTGCAGGTGCTGGTGGAAGTATAACTATTACATATACAGGCTAAATTGAATAAAGCAGGTTTAAAAATTTTAGGGTTTAGCAGGGGTGGAGATAACATGCCTGCTAGAAATAAAAAGAATTTTAGATCTACTAAAAGTGGTGCCGGTATGACTGCTGCAGGTGTTGCAGCATACAGAAGAAAAAACCCTGGAAGTAAATTAAGCACCGCTGTTACAGAAGACAATCCAGGTAAGAAAAGAGCAGCACGTAGAAAATCTTATTGTGCAAGATCAGCAGGGCAGATGAAGAAGTTTCCTAAAGCTGCAAAAGATCCTAATTCAAGATTGAGACAAGCAAGACGTAGATGGAAATGTTAAATGGCATATTTAAATGCGGACATTCCTCCTATATATTGTAAGGTAAGAAAGGAGTATTTATATGATCTTAAAAAACATCAAGGAGAGTCTGTTGACTGTTGTATCTTTAGTGTGGTCTCTATTACAGATCGCGCACTCTTATTTAATATTATGCTACCAAACGGTGCGTGTTTTTGGAGACTGCCTATATCAGCGTTTTTTCAAGAAAAATTCGATAGAGCCGAAGTGCCTG